AAAATCAGGGCTTTGCTACGTTGTGCTAATTACTTTGGTGCCGGTGAGAGGAATCATCTTCTTCAATAGAATCAAGCGACTATGCGATTTATGACACAAAAAAGGGCACGCTTATTTTGTTTTCCCGCGCAATTTCCAAAATTTCCCAAATTTTCCCCATAAGCGCGATGATTCGATAAAAATTTCCGTTTTTTTTTCACTATAGAACCTTTCGTTTGTTTATATCAGTAATTATCCAATCACGATGCGTGCCAATGGCTTGCCACATTTTTGCGATTAATTCCTCGCGGATTTTCTCCGCCTTGTCGGAGCACCGGTCGAGTTTGCTCCACGAACGCAGGTCGACGAGTAAAGCCAAATAACACACCGCTCCGTGACAATGGATATTCATCCACTCAAGTGTCGGAGCCTCCTCAATCATTTTAATTTCTCGCTCAGCAAACGAACGGATGTGTTCGAGCCATGCGTCATTGCTATTGTTGATTTCCATTCTCGACCCCCCCCCCCTTCTTTTACCCCAGTAAAGAAAAGTTTTGTACTTCGTCATCTCGACGTTCTCGACGAATACGCTCTAGAATTCGACGCTCTTCAAGCCGACAAAGTGCATAGCGCTTAACTTGCGCAGAATTTCCTCGGCAATTTCTTCGCCTTCGCCGTCTCGGATGAGCCTGATATAAATGTCGCTTGCGTCTGTCATTTATCTATCTCTTTAGATGCGTTTAATAAAGCCTCTCCAAGCGCTCGCGCGTCGAGCGGTTCTAAAGATTGTGCCCAATCCATTTCATCCGGAGCATCGCTTATGAACCACTTTGTCACCCAAACTTTTCCGTCGAGTTCAACAATATTTATGATTTCGTTCGAGTTTCTTAAATGAATATTCACCGCTTCGCTCATTTCTTCTGCTCCACTCTTGTGTTTAGCAAAGCCTCAATAACGATTCTCTTATCATCTCCCAATTCGATTTTACATTGCATTTTATTTCCCATTTCCTGCAATCTTTAAAAGTGCCTCGGCGAACTCTATTGCCGCCTCGCGAGGCATGATGATAAAGTCATCGTCTTCGTAAAATCCGGCGTCGTCCATCATCGGGTCTTGCCATCCCCTCCAAATCGCTACTTTTTCACCTTTTCTTGTTTGCACATCGATTTTCATGGCGACTCCCGTCTTATGCGTAAAATAAACTGCTTCCTTCATTTTGATTCTCTCCATTTCTTGATTAAATCTCCGAGCTTGGTGTCGCTCATTTCTTCTGCTCCTCCCATTCTTTAATTAAGTCGTTAATTTCTGCGTCAACCATCGCTTCGAGGTCTTGCAAACCGATACCGTGGCTAAAACAGTAATCGACGAATTCGTTAGCCTCTGGGTAAATACGAATCGGAAATCGCTTACTTAGTTCTTGCAGTCTTTCATCCGGTTCTATTAGTTCAATGTTTTCGACTTTCCCGAGTTCAAATTCGATTTCTAATATCGAACCGTCATCAAAATCAAAATCAAATTCCGACCAGCCGATATAGTTCTTGGCTGACCGCGAAAGTCGAAGCATCTCGCCGAAAAGTTGTGTGTGATACTCATAGTCATCCGGCTTTTTGTTGAAAAGTTCCGCGTATTTACGCGCAAGACTTTTGCTCATCAGCTTTTTCTCCTCTATTTTCTAATATCTTCTTCTTTGGCTAGAGCAACCCATTTAAGACCGTTGTAAAAGCAGACGATATCGAATGTGTCTTCTTCCTCTGAACCGTAAATGACGTGACTAAAAAGGTCTCCTTTCCGAACAACATCAAATTGCCAAATAGCCCCGGCTTGCCCGTATTTGGGACGAAGAATCGTTCCATCGGAACAGGCCAGGACGTATTGAGGGTCGTCATCGCCTTTCCCTCCGCCGCACAAATAGAAACAATCAAAATCGTCGCAGATATCACCTTCGATATCGATTGTGTCGTCGCTGTAACCAGTAATCTGTGTACTCATTTCAAACTCCTTGCAAAATTTTCTAACTGCACAAGTCGAACCTGATTCGTAATTGCTATGGCGATTCGCATCGCGTCCACGGCCGAAAGAGAAAACAAATGTTCAACCGATTGGGTTTTGATTGTGATTCGCACCTTCCCGTCTTTGCTACTGAAGTCAAATTCCGCTTTTTCTTCGTTCATTTTTTTCCTCAGCATTCCACGGACAATCGAATGAGCGTGCCGCCATCTGCCATAAAATCGGTTCAATCGGAGTTTGTCGTTCGTGCGACCGTGCCGGAACAAGGATTTTCATGTTGAAAGAAAATCGGTCAGGCTCAAACGCTATGACGCCCACACCCTTTGCCTCCGGCACGTTCTTTAAAAACTCGGCAATACGCTTGGCCGTCTCTGTATCCGCGCCGAAGTAAAATTTGCTGCAATGTGACATAGTGTTGCCACTTATGGTCGGTCGCAAAATCAGACCAGCACGATTTCGTTTCGACAATTACGACCTCATGCCTTTTGTTGACTGCAACAAAGTCGGCTCGCTGTTTTGTCCATACGTGATTTTTAGCCGTTTCAAGACACGGCAAACCGACCTCTCGTGATACTGCGTAGTTTTTTAGCGAGTAGTAAAACGCTAACGTCCACGCATAAGCAAGAATCCGCTCGCGCTTGTCGCTCATTTCTTTCCCTCCGGGAAAAAGGCGCGAAGGTAAGTCAACGCCTGATAAAAATTGTCTGAATCGACTGCTGTAATACCGATTTGGAAACCCTTGCGCTCGATGCTCAAACGAAGTTCTGAACCGTAAATCACGTCATGTCCATTACGTTGCCCTATGTCATCTTCGGGGTGCCCCATAATTTCTTCAATTTTTTTCACTTCTTCTCGTGCTGTCATTTCGATTTCTCCTTTTGTTCACACGCTTCAAAAACCATGTCCCCCAACAGACGTGCAAATTTGCGAGCCTCGTCTACAGTTAGCGCCACGGGGTCTTCTTCTCTTCGTTTTATTTCTCCGGCAACGTAAGCCCTGACATTGCAACCGAGAAGAACTTCCCCATCTACTGCCTGAAAAGTAAACTGAAATTCCTCATCTCCAAATTCTCCGGCGTTTGTGACTACTAACTGACACACTTCTGTTCTTTCACTCATTTCAATTTCTCCGCTTCATCTGCTTTTTTGATTAACAAGTCAGCCAACGCTCGCGCCTTTTCCGGAGGCATCCAGATTGTGCCTATTGATTCGATTTCCCCTAGATACGGTACGGACGATTCAAGGTCGAAAAGGACACCGCCTTTGGCTGTGCTTGCTTTAAAAATGTCCCACTTCTCGCCGCAGCCGCCACTGGCTTCAATGACGAGGACTTTGTCGGGCATGTTCATTTCCACCCCTTTGCCTTTAGGCCTACCGAGTCTTCGATGTCTTGTGTACGGTTTTCCAAACAAGAAACGAGAATGCTCCATGCCTCGAAACTTCCTTTGAAAACCATGTTGCTCACCTTTCCGTCTTTTCCTTCCAAGTAACAGCGCACCGTATCATCGTCAGATAACGGAAACGTTTCGATAATAAGTTTTTGACCGTTCCATACTGGATATTCGCATTTCATTTTTCATCCTCCGTTTGTTCGTTATTTCTCTGAATTTGGCTCTCTAACTGACCGGCGCATGATTCAAGCAACCGAGAAAGACACCGTGCTTGCTCTGCGCTCACTCCGACGACTGACGAGCATCCGTTTTCGTGTACGTAGACCGACAGAACTTGGCTTCTTTCGAAGTCAATGCCAACCGATAGATACACTTTGCCGTTCGTAGACTTCGATTCGTCAATGTTCATTTTTTTCTCCTTTTAGGCTTTCGACTTTGCATATAGCGAAAACTTTCCCGTGCCTATTGACCAACCATATGTCATCGTCACTAGGCATATAAACAAAAAAATTATTCATGCCTCTCTCGTTCCCGTATTTGTTTGCAATATCAAAGGCGACTTCGATGTCTGTACGGATAGTTTTTTTACAAAAGGCAAATCGCTTTGAATCTCTGCGAAGATGCCAACGATTGCAATTAAGGCCACTTTCTTTTATAGCGTTGAGAATGTCCGCTTCAATTCTTCCCGGTTCGATTCCCATTTTTTACCTCTTATTTCTTTCTCCAAGGAGGGCTTGCGCCCTCCGGTTGTTCGTTACTTATTACAAAATTCCTTAGCAAACCATTCAATGTCCTCTTTTGTCGGGACATATTCCTTTTTCAGCTCTCCTGATGTCAGCAAGACTTCAAGCAGTTTGTCTCGTATATTTGGCGGGATTTTTTTGTACACCATTCCAGCAGAAGCCATTATTTTCATCAGTGAAACTATTTTTTCGTCGGGCAAATTTCTTACCCAATCAGCAATAGACTCTTCCATATTTATCCCTCCGCGTTTAAAAGTTCATACTGGATGCAGGAACGGTCTTTGAGAATCCCGTCCTTTAATAGTCGTGCAATAAGATATTCGATACCGCGCGCGGTGACGTAGGCTGTAATCTTTGAGCGCATATTTCCGTAGCCGTCCGGATAAGAACTAATCCTCGGCCGAATAACTCCCATCTGTACGAATTTTGCGTACGGTTCATTTCTAGGAGACAGGATTTTCTTTTGATGCATAAAGTCGAAAAGGAAGGTCTGAGTGACCCCGAGAACCTTTGCTACTTTACGAACCAACCAAGCCCCGTCAGATTCGATAGCTCGTTTAGCCATTTCGACCTTCGGAGCATCCTCTTCGATTTTGTTCTCTAATTGAAGATTCTTTGCCTCTAGAGCCTCGTTCTTCTCAAGTTGACAAAGAAGTTGTTGCACTGCCTCTTTGTAACTCTTCGGGGCTTCCAATTGATTCGTCGCATACTTCCCCGTTTTCCGAATCGAGGGCAAAACCTCGCCACACACCCAGTCTTGAAACTTCTCTGCGCTAGGGAGTTTTGAGCGCATGACTAGACGATACAAATTTCGCTCATCTATGTATGCCAAGCTCTGTAAACCACCAGGGGTAGGGGTATAACGATTCGTTACACCCTTTTCAACGCAATGGTCAGACAGGGATTTGCTTGTATTTGCGTACCCTAAAGCCTTGCATACGTCGGAGGCGCAAAACAACGGCTCGCCGTCTTCGACGATGATACGAACATTGGAAGATTCGAATGAGTAGTTTTGAATTGCGTTTCCCATGATTACGCCTCCTGATGTTTAAACAGGCGAGAGATTTGATACAGGTCGATTGCGACCGCGGCGACACTTGTGGGGAATTCCGCATCTGCGGCGGCGCTCAAGATTGTGCGAGTCATCGCTTCGATGCGAAGCTGAGCCGCTTCCGAGAGTTCAGAGGTGATGTTGTGGTTGATGAGCGCTTCGAGCGCGTCATAGAGCTGAGATTGACTAGACATAGTCGTCTCCTTAGACAAGGTTTTTAAACCTGCCCATTCCAATGCCAATTGGGGTGAGCAGACCGTGTGGGTTGGCATACCGACGTCTAAGGTAATCGGCGAGCCTTTCGGCTCCCCACACAGTCCACCCGTAAAGGAGGAGACTGTACGCACAAAAAAACCGCACTGAGAGAAGGCGGTGTGCGCCTTAGACACCATCGGATGCCAATCCGACGCTTCGGAATTTGCCGAAGCAGGATTATTATATAACGGTCTTTGCGCGTTTGTAAAATACATGGCTCACCCCACCAGTTCGAACAGCGAGTCTTGTTTAGTAGGAACGTTGAAGCAGTCGTTGAGCGCCCAGCGATACGAACGAATAATTACTACGATTGCTTCGTCGACCGTGTTGAACGCATAAAGCCCACTACATCCACGGAAAGGACATTTGGCGCTTGCGTTGATGGCAAAACGAAACGGTCTTGCGCGTTCTTCCGGCGTAGCGTTGTAGGTAGATTCGCCCCACATATCGAGAATAACCGTTACACCGGCAATTTCGATTTTTGCGTCTTGTGCTTGAGCGATTGCCGCTTTTGCCCAAAGCGCGAGGCGACGTTCGTTTGCTTCTTTGCTCATGGCGTTATTCCATAGATTCCAAAACTAACTCGGAAAGGGCGTGTTGCTTGTCCTGATTTACGTTCTTGAGCCACACAAGAACATCCGTCAAGAACCACCGGCGAGAACGCGACGCCCTGCAAGGAGCGGGAAACGTCGGGTCTTGAATCCAAGAACGAACAGCCGAGGAGTTCTTTCCGAACCCGCACATTCGTTCGATGTCTCGGACGCCGACGAGGATGCGAGCAGTCGCCTTTATACGATTCACAAGAACGGGCGTAATCATGTCCGCCATCCTTTGAATTTCTCGTTCTTCTAATTGCATGACATTTCCTTGCAAAGATGAAGCATCTCCATCGGAACGACGTAACACGAAATCCGCCCGTTACTCTGAAGAGGGCACTTGAAAACATCTACGCCCATGACCGAGAAAATTTTCCCTGCCAAATGTTTGGCGCGTGTGAACTTGATTTTGTTCAACCCGGCGGATACCTTGTACGATGCGATGAGTACCGTGTTGTCTTTGTATCGAGGTTGCCAAATTTCAATCATTTTCTATCGGCGGGGCTTTCGCCCCACCGTTCCCGCTATTTAATTTGAAGATTGCGAGACTCGACCAGTTGAGCGCCCTGAATTTTTTCGCCCGCCTTGAGCGCGTTCTTGATTGCCGTTTTGTCAGGCTCAACAACGGTTTTTGTCCGCAAGAACTGTTCAGGAAGCGCTTCGCTGTCCGTAATTTCTACCGAGGACGACTTGCGAAATCTAAGCGTTACTTCCGGCGATTTGACTTCGGTATACTGAAGTGAATCCATCGCCTTCGTCATAAGCCATTTGAGCGCTTCAATACGTTTGCTATCGGCACGCACGCGCTCTTGCAAGTCCTGAATCGTCTCTTTTGTCGCCTTGTTCAAAGCGTCGAGGCGACGGATATACATTGCGGTTGCGATGATTTTTTCCTCGCTCGCAATCTGAACGGATTCGAGTGTCGCCGGTTCAATTTCGCCGGTTTCCTCGTCAACCTGAATCAAGTCGAGCATCCCGGCGAGCGCCGCCGGAATCTCGTGTAATTTGATTTCAGAAATCATTTTCAAGACTCCTTAAAAAGGGTCGGTCTCGTCGTAACCGGCAGGGACTTCCGTCGTTTTGGTCTGCGGAATCGCCGAGCGGTCTTTGTCCTTGAGTGTCTTCAAGGAATCGACGCGATGAGCCTCAGAGCCGCGCTCGATTTCCGAGGCAGTCTTTCTTGTTGTCGGGTCAAAGAAACAAACGACATTCATGCGATGTGCCGCCTTGCCGTCGGCCTTAAAGTAGTTTTCGCGCTGTAAGACAACGCCGACAATCTGCTTTTCGACCGCGGGGATGCGGAATCCGTCCTCGGGTTTCTTCGGGTCAAAAATTGAGTAGACCTTGCCTGAAACGGTTTCGGCTTTTTCAACCCCGGCAATCTTTTGGAGCGCGTTGAAAATTCCCATGCCGAACGTTGGCTTGCCGTCCTTGGCAATGACACAGATGTCTGTCTGACACACACCGGCGGTCGTTTGGTCTTTGAGAACCAATCGAATCATTTGCGCTCCGCCCTGCGTCTCGTATGTAGACGCTTGAGAAACCACACAGACATATTCGCCTGTGCGATTGATAAATGCCCCGCCTTCGGCCTTCTGGACGGCCTCGGCGCTATAAACGAATGATGTAATCATGAAAAACTCCTATTGAATGTTGTAGTAAGAACAAATGGCATCGTCCACGGCCTTAAGGTCGTTATCGATAACGCTTGAATCGAAAAGCCCGAGAGGACTTTTCACGGTGTCCGACCCGCTGTTTTGGGTCAAGAAAAAGTATTTGCCGTCGGCGCAAGACGTGCGAAGGACGGTTGTAAACATCCCCTCCGGCACGACCTTGTCGTCGAGCATTTTCCCGAGGGTCTTAATGCGCGTCACGCCGTCATCGCCCGTGTGGGTGTGGGCGAGTACGTACACGCGCTTATTGGGAGCGAGTTCCGAAGCGGCCTTGAGAATGTCAAAGCCTACCTTGCCGATTTGTGTGAATTTCTCGTAGCCCTTGTCATTGGCACGAGCCATGAAGATATTGCACAAGATGTATTGAAAGTCGTCGACAACGACAATGTCGTGCGGAGCCTTGCGCATGACGTGCAAAATCCGCACGGGGTCATCAGAAACAAAGATGTTTCCGCCGTCTCCCTTTACGGCTGCCTCTTTCCATCCGGTCGCGCGGAATGGCAAGGGTTTACGGGTCGGCTGGATGAGCAATGTTTTGCTCGGGTCAAGATTGCGAAGTGAGCAAGTCTTGCCAGTTCCTGACTCTCCGAGAATTAAAACAGAATATGACATTATTGGTCTCCTTGTTAAAAAGGTAGTGATTCGGCTGACATAGCCGGTTCGTATTTGTGTGGGCGCAAGAATTGCAAAACGCTCTCGCGCCCGTCTTTGCGTGCAAAGGCGCACGCTTCGTTAATCGAGCGGAAAAACCGCACGTCACGCGCTTCGGACGCGCGGTCGACTTCCGACTGACTAGCATCCTCGGACACTCCGATAAGACGGCAAAAGTCCGAGTATTCGACCGGCTCATATCGGTTGAGATAACCGACATAGAGAACTCCTAACATCGGCTAGTCCTCCTTTGTCTTTTGAGCGCTCAAAAAGCCGAGCGCGAAATTCAGATGTTCGAGCGCGGCTGAAACTTCGTCTTTCGCCGTGCCGGACATCCACGCCTGAGCGCCGTGTAGCGCGTCGATTGTCGCCTCGATTTTTTCGATAGCGATGCCGTTTTCGGTATCTTCAGTCATTGTTGGTCTCCTTAGCAGTTGAAAAATTCGTACCGCGCCTCGGCAATCTGTTCCTTGCCTATGGCAAAGTCTTCCTCGGCTATGTCGTAAGCCGAGCAACAGTAAATGTCGTCGATTTGGCGTATATCCGCGCTATCGGCGGCAAGGTCGTAAGCCTCGTCAATTGAGTTAACCTGCCGACCAAGAAATTCGCTGATTTCGGGCAGAGCGCGTTCATCCACGCGCTCGTCCATACTGTCGAGTAATTCCTCGGCGTAATCTTCGAGTCTGCTTGTTTCCGGACTCATGACTACATCCCCAAGAAAGCCGGCGCCCATAGAAAGGCAACCATGACAAGAACGAACACGCAAAGAGGAAGCGTGTCCTCTAGAAACTCGCCGAGCCATGTCGGTGGTGTTTTTGCAGGGTGTAGCCCTGCGATGGGGCGCTTAATCGTGAACATGGCGCCCCTCACTTCAAAAGACCGAGGGCGCTGACAGTGGCAAAATCGAGTTTGTAGTCAGCTAGACTTTGGATATTACGAAGAGCCATCTCGTGCCAAGCGTCTTGTCCCTTGAGAACGCTGATTTCTTTTCCAATGGCGGAGAGCGCTTCTTGGCTTTCGCACGAGGCAACTCGATTGATGAGTTCTGCATAATCGCGGTAGGCCGCTTTTAATTCGGCCGGGGTTTGAACTGTTCTTCTCATTGTCTTGGTTTCCTTGTGCCTTAGTTAGTTAATGACACTATTAACTTATTGATTAACATTTTACACTAAACTGTGAAAAAAGCAAGTAAAAGAGTGTAAACGTTTACAAAAAAAAGCCCCGCGATTGCGAGGCTTTATGAAAACATTGAAAAGAAATGGATTAAAGTCTTCGAGCGTTCCAAACCATTTCGATTCGTCCAACGATTGTCGTGTTTTGGAATTCTTCTAAGAGTTGTTTTTCTTCGGGAGAACTATCGGCGCTCACGGCGTGGCGACCGTCAAGCGTGCTGACTACACGTCTAAGAACTTTTCCCGCGGGCGTTTCTAAACAGTAAATTCCTGCTGTTGTAAACATCGGCCTGCTGGTGTCAATTAGCACTCTATCCATCGGATTTAGCGTTGGACTCATTGAAGTGTCTAGAACAATTGCAGCACTGAAACTTTCTGCGCTTCGGTCGGGAAAATTTCGTTTGAAAACATCTGCGTCAAAGTGGATTCTAACGTTTTTCATTGTGTTTTCGCCGCCTTGCAATTCAATGGTTTTAATCGGGAAGAGACTAGCCACACTGATTGGCAAGTACGGCACTCCTTTATCAGTAAGTTTATTATCTAACTGCTTTTCCTCGCTTCCGTGTGGTTCATCAAGCCACCCTTGGGGCAAGCCCATTTCAATTTCAATACGTCTGGCAATTTTTTCGCCGAAGCCTCGCCTACGATTTTTCATTTCCCAGATTTGGGACGGTGCACGCTTTGAACGCCGTGCGATTTCAGTCAAAGACGATTGTTTTATAAGCGCGCAAAGGTTCTCAACCCTCACGTTCTGCAATGATGTCACTTTCTTGCTCCTATAAAAATTGTGACTTTTATCTGAGTGTAAATTTTAACGTCACTTGTCTTTACATAAACGTTTAATGATGTATATAATGTGTGAAAACATTTTGTTTGGTGCTAAGGAGCAAGTAAAAAAATGAAATTTCAGGATTTTTGGAACGCTTTGCCAAGAGGGGGCAAGCGTCGCTTAGCCGACAGGCTACGAATTAAGTTCTCGAGACTTTCATCCATCGCGCACGGGCGGATTCCTTGTGGCCCAGTAACGGCGATGCGTATCGAACGAGCGACTGAAGGAATTGTCCCGAAGGAAGTGCTCGCACCGCACGTTAATTGGTCGGGGGAGTAAGCATGGAACATTTCAGTTCTTTCTCCCGAAAACTGGTGAACACCCTCACCGGTATTGCGTTATCTGAATCAAACAAGAAAGTTTTTTGAGGTGAAGCATGAACGGTACTCATGTCTTCTTTTCTGTCGGCTCGGACGGCTCTGCTGTCTTTTACCGTTCAACGGCATCCGTCCGAGAGGCGGGAAGGAGTTTTTTAAATGGCTCGATATAGAAAAATCGACCCGCGCATCTGGAACGATGAAAAGTTCCGCACGATGTCGCATGAGGGACAAAGATTGTTCCTGTTCGTTTTAACGCACCCAGCGTTGACAATGATTGGGGCAATGAGAGCTACGCAGTCAGGTCTTTCAGAAGAACTTGGATTAGACGCGAAAGCCTTTCAGGAAGCCTTCGGGGAAGCCTTGTCGAAGGGTATGTTGAAGTATGACGAAAAGGCTTTCCTTTTATGGCTTCCGAAATTCCTAAAGTACAACGCGCCTGAATCTCCGAACGTGGTGAAATCGTGGGGTTCTGCTCTCGATTTGCTACCCGAATGCGACCTTAGAAAAGAGGTTCTTTTCTCTGCAAAGGCTTTTATTTCAACGATGTCGAAAGCCTTTGCGGAAGCCTTACCGAAAGCCTTCAAGGAAGCCTTGCCGAAGGCTATATCGAAGACTATGCCGAATCAGGAACAGGAACAGGAACAGGATATAAGAAATACAAAAGAAAAATCCGCAAGCCGAAAGTCTGACGACTTCCGGGTGTCCGTCTTTCCGAAAATCGTCTCGAAGTACAACTCAATCCTCGGGAACAAACTCCCGAGAGTTTCTGCCCAGTCTGACAAACGGATTGAAAAATGTCGGAAGTGGGCAAATGCCTTGTATCGGGAAAAAGGGTGCAAATCGCAAGACGAACTTCTCGTGGAGGCAGAAAAGTTTTTCCGTCAGGTTTTGCGTTGTCCTTTCCTACTCGGGGAAGCGGGAGGCGATAGACATTGGCGTGCCGACTTCGATTTCTTGATGACTGAAAAAGGGCGCATCGGAGTGGTCGAAGGCAAGTACGACGGACGCGCTCAAGCGCCTGCGTCTAAGCCCAATATTTTTACCGTCCCGTCAAGCCAGCGAAGTATGCAAATTGCCCAGGCTGAAAACTACGAACCGGATTTTGACCTCGGCTCGTTCGGAGTAGCGAAATGAGCGAACAGACTTACTACCTTCCGAGCGATTACGAACTGAAAACGGGTCGAGACATCGAAGTCTTTGTTTCTCACTTCTGCTCCGAAGATTTCAAAGAGTACGAAGACGGCTACGAAATCCTAAGCGCTCTGACCGGCAAGGGGATTTGCCTTAATCACAATCGCCGAGAAGACCCCAGGGATACTTTCCCTGTCGGTGATTTTTACGAGTTTGCTTACGAACGTTTCAAGATTGTTCTTCACGAAACACGTTTTCTTCGGTATGCAAAGAAACTCATCAAAACGCTGCTGAAAGTCGACCCGACGAGCATCCTCGTTGTCGACGAGCAATCAGAAAAGATTTCAGGCGTATGGCCGACTGCCGATGAGTTGCGCTATCGCATCCGCATCGACGAACTCGGAATTTTCGGAATGGAGGTAGGCTGTGTTGTTGTCAGATAAAGACCTTGAAAAGGCATATGACGCCCTGCAAGCGCAGGGAAACAAGATTGCGCCGTCGTCAGAATTTACAGATGACGCTTGCTTAATCGCTGATGATTTGCTTTCGGGCGACAGCCTAAGTTTTCTCGGCGAAAAGTCAGAAAGCATCGAATTTCGCAAAGGGGAACTCACTGTCGTAGCAGGCGCATCCGGTCACGGAAAATCTGCGCTAATGGGGCAGATTGCTCTTGACCTAGCAAGCCAGGGGCGCAAAGTTTGCATTCTTTCGCTCGAAATGCCTCCGGCTCGGACGCTCTACCGCATGGGTCGCCAGCAGGAAGGTTTCGCCGTATGCGGTCGTATTCCGCAATATCGCGAGACAGCCGCCGACACACTGGAGGATTTTCTCAAGCAAATCGCTCCGTACATTTTCCTGCTTGACCGAGTCGGCTCGGCTACTCCGAAGCAAGTATTCGGGGTAATGGTTCAGGCTGTTACGAAATTCGGGTGTGAACACATCATCATTGATAACTTGATGCGCGTGTGTCCTGAATACGGTGACAAGGCAAACGAAGCGCAAAAAGATTTCATTCAAAACCTGATTACGCTCGCTAAGCGGTTTGACGTACACGTTTGGCTTGTCCACCACGTGCGCAAGGGGCAGTCCGAAACGGACGAAATCAACAAATACTCCATCCGCGGCGCGGCGGCCATTACCGACAACGCCGACAACGTGATTTTGCTTTGCAGAAACTTAGCCAAGGAAAAGAAACTCGAAAGCGAATATCGCCGCGATATTGACGAGGCTGAAGGAGACAGCGTTCTTATCGTAGACAAGCAAAGAAACGGAGATTGGCAGGGGCGCATCCAACTGTGGTTCGATAAGCAGACTTATCAACTCTGTCCGACCTGTGAGCGGCAATCAACGAAATGGCATTTTGTATCTTCAAAGGGGATTTTATGACTTGTGTTTTACTGGTCGGCGCTTTGATTGCGTTTGCTTTGTACATATGGGGAATTTTCGAAACGGCGATTGACCCAGTCTTTTGGATTCCAGAATCGGTTGAGATTGCTTTTCTCGTGATGGGCGTTGTGGCCTTTGTTTCCATTTTCTTACGGGTATTTCAGTCAACTACCCCTCTCTAAAGAGAGAGGCTTGTTAAAGCAAGCCTGGTTGACTAGCCCAAGTGAGGAGAAATCTGAACTACGTTGGCTAGGAATGTATAGGCACCGTGGGATGTAAATCCTAGTTCCACGCTCTGCGGTTCTTGGTTAAAAGTGTTATTGGGTAATACACGGTGCTGAGAACATAGAAACCCTTTCCAACATGGGCGAAGGATTACAACAGATTGAAATGTCTGAGCAGAACCCGCGGGTCTCTGCGCTTTAAGGAGAAAACTTTGAAAGTTTTTGTGATTAACAAAAGAGGGAAGCCGTTAATGCCTTGCAAACCTGCAAAGGCACGTCACCTCTTGCGTGATGGAAAGGCAAGAGTTGTAAGACGTACTCCGTTTACGATTCAACTCACTATTGCGACAGGGGAGAACGTGCAACCGATTCATCTTGGTGTAGATGCAGGGTCTAAGCATATCGGGCTTTCTGCAACAACCGAGAAAGAAGAATTGTTTTCTTCTGAAGTCGAATTGCGTAAAGACATCACCGATTTGCTTTCAAGTCGTAGAGAGATGCGAAGAGCAAGACGCAACCGTAAGACGCGCTACCGTGCGCCACGCTTTGATAATAGAGTTCACGCGAAGAAGGGTTGGCTTGCTCCTACTCTTGAAAACAAGATTAATGCTCATCTCTCTCGGATTAAGGCAATTCGAGCAATTCTTCCAGTTTCTCGCATCACAATCGAAGTTGCTTCTTTCGATATTCAAAAGATTAAGAATCCTGAGATTGAAGGTGAACAGTATCAGCAGGGAGAGCAATTAGGTTTTTGGAACGTGCGTGAATATGTGCTTTTCCGAGACGGTCACAAGTGCTGTCATTGTCACGGAAAGAGCAAAGACCCGATTCTCAACGTCCATCACATTGAGAGCCGTAAGACTGGGGGCGATGCTCCGAACAATCTCATCACGCTTTGCGAGATCTGCCACAAGGCTTATCACGCAGGAAAGATTCAACTTACTGCCAAGCGTGGAAAGAAATTTACCGATGCAACACACATGGGAATCATGCGTTGGGAACTCCTTAAGAGAGCAAAAGAAGCGAACCTTGGCATCCCTGTAAAAGCCACATTTGGCTATATCACCAAGGTAAGAAGAATCCAATTCGGTATTGCTAAAACGCATTGCGCTGATGCTTTCTGCATTGCAGGAAACTTTAACGCAAAACGCCTTGGTGAGTATCTCTATCAAAAGCAAACCCGCAAGCACAACCGACAGATTCACAAGATGACGATTCTTAAGGGCGGTTACCGCAAGCGTAATCAAGCCCCATTTGAGGTCTTTAACTTCCGCCTGTTTGACAAAGTGCGCTTCGGCGGAAATGTTGGTTTTGTGTTTGGAAGACGGACTTCGGGTTCATTTGCAGTACGAACTCTATTTGGAGAAAAACTTTCCGAGAGCGTTTCGTACAAAAAACTCTCCCTTTTGGAGAGGAGAACAACTTTTTTAACTCAACTCGTAAAGGAGGGCGCAATTCCTCCCGTGTCTAAAGACACAGGTTTCCTTGCGCGATTTCAATGACTAAAGACGACCGCGTAAAAGACGCATACAACCAAGGCGTGCGCGACGCTCGAGGCGGAATGTTGTTAGCCGATGGCTCGCGCCGATACAAGAGTAATCCTAAATTGCTTTCTGCTTACACCAAAGGTTTCCTTTCCGGTCTGAAGGGAGGCTTTTATGTCTAAACATTCTCGCTATTGGTCAGTCCAGTTGACCGAAAACACACTCGACACAGCCCTGAAAGCCATCGAATATTTTTCTCAGATGGCTAATTTGTCAAAAATCGAACGCAGGCGCACGACTCTTGCTCTTCAAGCCCTGTGGGGTATCCGCCAATCGAGCGCCGATTATCCACCGGACGAGTACGACCGTCCGGTTCTTTTCGACCAAAAGCAAGAGGTTGATTGGAAAGACATCATTAAGGGCATGCTCAAGCGTGAGAGTCCGAACATCGTGGCGATGAGGCTAGGAATAACCGACTCAGCTCTTGATTATCTGCGCTCCGGAATGTTCGTTCCGTCCGTGACGATGCAAAAACAAATGCTTGACTTGTGGAAGGTGAGAAATGGACAAAACTAAGAAAAATCGCGTACCGGCTATATCGGGCAAATGGGTTTTTTGCGACTTCCACACGACCGATTCATTACCGCCTCCACACCGCAAAGTGCGCATCATCAGCAAGCGCTGGGCGCAATCGTATCGCCCCATTGCCGTGCGCGTTTCGCCTGAAGAAGTGATTGTCTATACGGGCAAGGGAAAACTTTTTATCGAACTTGAGGACGTCGTATGCTGGATACCCGTTCCGCTGTAGTTCGACAATTTGCCGACCTGTTCGCCCGCTTGATGGGCCTTAACGTCGTTCGTCCTTTTTTGGATTTCACTGTCTACGCTAAAGCGGTCGGTAAAGCACGGCCTCGGGTTACGACCCGATTCGGGTATGCACACGCCTACACACCGGCAAAAACTCGGGAATTTGAAACCATCGTCGGCTGGGCGGCAAAGCGAGCTATGTGTCAGCGTCCACCGGTCGCGTCAGGACGCGCGGTGTTCGTTCAGATAACCGTCTCCCTAGTTCCCCCTTTATCGTGGTCTAAGAAACGCCGTAGCGAGGCTTTTGGCGCGTTTTGCTCGAAAAAGCCCGATACGGACAATGTGGCAAAAGCGATTTTGGATGCCATGAACGGGATTGTGTATGAGGATGACGCGCAGGTTGCCGGGTTGATTGTTCAGAAGTTTTATACGGAAAAAGACGAGATAAACATCAAAATTTTCACACTTTGAGACAAATCATGGCACTAAAACCGAAAATTACGTATTTAGCCACACATTACGGACTTCGTCATCAACTCGAAAAGCTACAGGAAGAATTGCACGAACTCGACGAAGCAATTGACGAACACCGGCAATTCCACATTCCTCATACCAAAGCGCATCTTGTTGAGGAATTGGCGGACGTGTATGTCGTGGCTCGTCAAATTATGCATTTGATGGATGTGCATACAACTCAAGTGTCTGAAATTGTTGATTTCAAAGTCGACCGACAACTGTGGCGGATTCGAGAAAATCGCTAAACGATTCAACTCTGAAGGAATTCGAGACATGAGTGAGTTAGATGATTTCCGCCCCCGTATTCGCAATTGGGCGCGCGTGTATCGTGATAAGTTCGTCCGACAGGAAAGTAACTTGATGATGGTCATTCGCGCCTTGCGGCGCTACGGAGCAGAACACGGCGACCCCGTTCCCGAAGAGGAAAAGCCTGCGTCGCCGGATACCGAGGATGCTCTTTTTATCGACACGTGTATCACTCGCCTGCGTCGCGCGTCTCCCGATTTCGAGCGCCTGTTCCCTGTCCTCAAAGCCGAGTACCTTACGAAATATTCGGTCGAAGATTATGAAACGACACAAGACATTGCAGAGACACGCCGTATTCGCGCTCGATACGCTCGTGTCTTTGACCGCGACTATGACCCGATTCTTTTTAAAGCCGAATCCATTTTGTGCGAATACGCAACACGTTGTGAAAAAATCTTATCTTCACCCCAACAGGATTGAAATTTTCGTATAGTGCGAATGACAAAACCTAAAACCCCCAATAGATGCGCCTCACGGCGCCTTTATCGTGCGCGGAAGTTTTGTACCAACTTGCACATCATTGATTGGTCTCTTTGGGTGCATAGCGACTTACTCAGGTAGGTCGCTATTTTTTTGGCGTTGTCTGAGCGGAAGACCGACATTCTTCTTTTCCCTTTTTCCTTTGATTAAAGAGACGAGACTTCAATCCTCCTTGTTCCGAACCGCACGGGCCTGATTGTCGGCGCAGGCCCGTCAATGCCTTCTAACTATTTTTTGGGCGGAAAAAATGGAAAAACTTCAAGTTGTTTATCGAAAGGTCAATGACCTTATCCCATACGCACGAAACGCGCGAACACATTCCGAGGAACAGGTAACGCGCCTTGCTTCTTCAATCAAAGAATTTGGATTTACGAACCCGATTCTTCTTGATGGGGAGAACGGTGTTATCGCAGGCCACGGTCGTTTACTCGCATCGAAGAAACTCGGATTTAAAAAAGTGCCGTGTATTGAACTCGCCGGACTTACGAAGACGCAAAAGCAAGCGTACATCCTGGCCGACAACAAACTCGCTCTCGATGCGGGGTGGGACGATGAACTTTTAAGAATTGAACTTGAAGATTTGAAAGAAGAGAATTTTGACATTGTTTCTTTAGGTTTGGATTCGATTGTCAGTGAAAGTTCTGATTCGCTTGATGTTCCTGATTCTGTTGATTACGAATCTAAATGCTCGATTTTGATTGAGTGCGATAGCGAAGAACAGCAAGCAAGACTCTTTGATGAATTTAAGCGTCGAGGTCTGCAATGCCGATTGCACGATTTATAAAAAGCACAAAAATAGGTGATTCGTTTCGAGTCAATAAAATCAAGGGTATGTTTGATATGCCCGATGCAAAGAATGTTGAAAAACGATTCGATGTTTCGATTCCTATTGAAGGCAAAAAATGGCAAATCGGGCTAATAGTTGGTTCTTCCGGCAGTGGCAAAACAACTATCGCTAAAGAATGTTTTAAAAATTTCACTTTTTTTAACGGTTTCAAGTGGGGAGAGGCTTCGATTATCGAAGAATTTCCTAAAGAAATCACAACAGATGAGATTATTCGAGTTTTTAATGCGGTAGGACTTTCATCTGCTCCGGATTGGTTAAAGCCGTTTTCTGTTCTTTCTAACGGACAAAAGATGCGAGCAGAAATCGCTCGGCTCGTACTCGAATCATCAAAGCCCGTTATTTATGATGAATTCACGTCCGTTGTGGATAGACAAGTTGCTAAAGTGTCTTCATTCGCTATTGCAAAATACATTAGAAAAACGGATAAACAATTCATCGCTGTCTCGTGTCATCGAGACATTATCGAATGGCTAACGCCGGACTGGATATTCGATACTGACAAAAATGAATTTTCTTGGGGGTGTCTTCGATGTCGACCAAAAATTGAAGTCGACATTAGAAAAGCAAACCGAACCGAATGGCAATTATTTAAAAGTTATCATTATTTAAGTCATGATTTAAATTCGTCTGCTCAGAATTACATTGCAGAAATAAACAGCATCCCTGTTGCGTGGTGTTCCGTATTGCACTTTCCGCATCCACACGTTAAGAACATGAAAACGATTCACCGTCTTGTTGTTCGTCCTGATTATCAGGGTTTAGGCGTCGGCGCTGTTCTTCTTGATTTTGTTGCAAATGAGTACAAACGTAAGGGGTTTCGAGTAAAGATAACAACATCGCTTGCGGTGTTTTCAAAAAGCATGGCGCGTAGAAAATCATGGCGACTTGTTCGACAAGGATATGTGAACGCCTCTACAAAAGGAAATGCAAAAATTAATAGAACTTTAAGCACTGCACGTGCCACAGCGTCTTTTGAGTACATCGGCTTATGACAACGAAAAAAGCAACTCAGCCGAAGAAAAAATTCGGCGGACGACAAGAAGGCTCAGGTCGCCCGAAAATTCTGTTCGACCCGATTAAAGTCGAGCAGATAGCCATGCGTTGCGACAGTAAAGCCGACATTGCTCTTGCTTTGGGCATTTCTTACGCTACTCTCAATCGCCGACAAAAAGATTCAGAAAGTTTTGAGAGCGCGATAAAAAGAGGGCAGGCAAAGGCAAAAATTTTTGTCACGGGTAAGTTGATGAAACTTATCGAAGAAGGTAATCCCACCGCCATCATCTTTTGGCTCAAATGCAATGGATGGCGAGAAACAAATCGTACTGAATTGACCGGTGCGAACGGAAAGCCGATTCAGGCTTCGGTGAAAAATGAGGGCGTGGACGGATGGGAGCAGGTGTTTCAAAAAATGAAAGCTCCGAAAAAGTCTTAGATGCTTACTACGACCGCGTCTATCGGTTCTTAGAGCCGAAGAAATATCGCTACAAAGTGCTTTACGGCGGGCGCGGCAGTTCGAAGTCGCATACCATCGCAGCTTGTTTATTACTGATTGCACAGAATACGAGGGTTCGCGTTCTTTGTACGCGCGAGATTCAAAACTCAATCCGTGATTCGGTTTGGCGTTTGTTACGCGACAAGATTCAAGCAAACGGCTGGGATGACCGGTGGGAAATTACGAATGACGAAATTCGTTGCGTCACGACCGGTAGTGAGTTCATTTTTAAGGGACTTAGAAACAATCCGTCTATCAAGTCAACGGAAGGCATTTCGTATTGCTGGGTAGAAGAGGCGCAACTAGTTTCTCAAGAATCGTGGAACGTCCTAATTCCTACGATTCGCGGAGCAGGTTCGGAAATTTGGGTTTCGTTCAACCCGGACGTTGAAGAAACTCCCGTATGGCAGATGTTCGTTGCTCATCATCGAGACAACGCACTTGTTGAAAAGGTCAATTGGGACAACAATCCGTGGTTTCCTGAAGAACTGCGGGAAGAAAAAGACTATCTGTATCGTGTAGACCCCGGGATGGCGGCTAACGTGTGGGGCGGAGAACTTCGCTCCAACACCAACGCGAGCATTTTCAAGGGCAAATACGCAATCGAAGAGTTTCCCGATGACTTGTATCAATCTGCCGAGCGCTTGTTCTTCGGCGCAGACTTTGGCTTTGCGAATGACCCGTCGGCGCTCGTTCGGTGCTTCATTATTGACAAGGTTTTATATATTGATTACGAGGCATACGGCTTTGGCGTTGAGATTACGGAACTTGCGAAATTGTTTCGTACCGTTCCCGATGTTGATAGGTGGACGATTAAAGCCGACTGCGCACGCCCCGAGACAATCAGCCATTTAGCGAAGGTCGACCATTTAAATATCGTAGCCGCGCCGAAGTGGAAAGAATCCGTCCGAGAGGGCATTGAATTTATTCGCTCGTTTGAAAAAGTGATTATTCATCCTCGGTGTGTACACACAGCGGACGAATTTCGGCATTACAGTTGGAAGACCGACCGAATTACGGGCGAGATATTAAATGTGCCCGAAGATAAGAACAACCATTGTATCGACTCCGCACGCTATTCCCTTTCTGACTATATTCAACACAAAGGGCAGCGCATCCATCCTTCGAATTTGAGGCTTTTAAGACGATGAAAAAAGATACTAAAAAAATTAGTCCTTCGATTCGTGAGGAATTGCAATACAAGCGACCGGGGACTACGCTAGACAAGATTACGGCGCTTTACCATCTTCCCAGAACGCTCGGGATGAAGAAAGAGGATTTGATTGCGCAAGATGCTTGTCTGTCCGATTCCTTTGACGTTATCGGCGGAAGCCTTCTTGCTCATTCCTTCGAACTCGGTCAATATCCGATGACGTCGTTTATCGGCTACGGCGCGTTACAGCAAATTGCCCAAAACGGCATGATTCGCGCCTGCGTCCAAACGACAGCCGACGAGATGACGCGCGAGTGGATTACGCTTACCGGCGGCGAAGATGCTGAAAAAGTATCCGAACTCGGTAAGACCATTGAATCCAAGTACAACCTGCGCGAATTGTGCAATCATGCCTTTTCTGTCATGGGGTTCATGGGCGGTTCGTTTATCTACATCGACACCGGTACGGATGACCCTTCGCTCCCTTTGTCTCTTACAAAAGAAAGCGCCGAATTTGGAACAGGTCGCAAACTTCGGTTTGTTGTCGTCGACCCGATTACGGTTTCTCCGCTTGACTACAATTCATCCGAGCCGTTGCGGGCGGACTTTATGAAGCCTCGCGCGTGGATGGTATACGGCAAACGTGTTCACGCCTCGCGCATGGTAACCTTTGTTGACAACGTTCCTCCGGCTTTACTTGCCCCAGCCTACAACTGCTTAGGAATCCCGCAAGCGCAGATTCTTTGGGACTACGTCTTACATTGGAACAAAGCACGCACGGCTACCATCGAACTGCTTGAAAAGATGAATTTCATGATTTTCAAGACCGAGGCGATGCAGTATCTATCGACGCCGAACGGACTTGCCGACCTTGATGCGAAGGTCAACTTCATGAATCGCTATCGCTCGAACAACAGTATTTTTGTCTGCGATAACGAAGGCGAAGACGTTCAGAACGTAACGTCGCAGATTACGGGCGCGACCGATATTGCAAAACAGGCTCTTGAATTTGTTGCCGCGATTGACCGAAAGCCTGCTGTCAAACTCTTAGGAATTTCACCGGCTGGCTTTAACGCAACCGGCGAGAGCGATATTCGCAACTACTATGACCATATCGCGAGCAAACAAGAGAAATTCCGCAACGAGATAATGCGGCTCATCAAGGCTGTTGAATTGGCCGAATGGGGTGAGACAGACTCGTCCGTGTCTTTCGAGTTTAACGAACTCGGTAAAGAGGACGAAGCGCAGAAAATCTCGACATCGACGCAGATGGCGCAGATGCTTACGGCGTTGCAAGAACATCAAGCCATTAGCGCCGAGGAGGTTCGGGCGATTATGCGAGCCTATAAACCCGCAAATCTTGACTCGCTGGACGAGGAGATGCCGGAGCAAGAGCAAGGGCAATCTGATTCTCCGATGGCCGATGAGATTTCCAAAATCCTAGGAGCGGGCAATGCAGAATCTAAAGACGCTCCCACCGATTGAGCCGAATGTCGGAAGTCGTAAGAAATTTGGCAAAGCGCTTGAGCGAATATCTCAAGCGTTTTTTTTGCGTATAACCGATGACTTGCTCGGTAACGTAGTCGGAGCGGGGCTTGCGCAGGATGCGAGTCCGAAAACGCTTGCGGAGCGAATTATCCGTGGCGCAAGAGCGAAACAAAAGACCGGCAAGGTCGTTTATGTCAGACGCGACATTGAATCGGTCAGCGCCGAAATTGATTCGATTATTTCGCAGAATCTCGGCGAGTGGGTTACTAGTCTCGGTCAGGCGGTATCCGAGGCAGTAAAGCGCTACGCCCGCACGGTTTTACTTGAGGTTTCCGCCGACCAAAAACGAGCATTAACCGTGTCGGGCTTCCCCGTGCAGGTCATTGATGACACGTGGACAGTCCCCATCATTCGCGGTCGCTATGTCTCTGCTCAAGCGCAATTGCAGATTGAGAAACTTGCTCAAGAGGCGACGGACTCAATTTGTCGCGGGTATGCAAACGGAATCGAGCAGGTACGGCAAGTCCTACTTGAATCCCTAGAGAAAGGGCAGGACTTACGAGAACTTGCCCGAGCAATATCGCTTGTAGACGTGGTGAGAAAACGGCGCTCCGAATTTGACGCGATTGATGTGTCAAACCGATTTGTTCAGTCGGTTGAAATGGCTAATTCAATGGCACTCGGAATCCGACAGGGTATTTGGATACACGTGCCGGGCGCGTACACGAGCCGCGAGACGCACAAACACTTCAACGGAAAGGTATTTGATTTAGACAAAGGCATCTACGACCCCGATTACAAAGGTTTTGTACGACCGGGCGAATTGCGCTTTTGTCGTTGTATATACAGGCAGGTTTTGCCTAAATGGGTTACGAAAAAATGAAGCATTCGACTATTGCTTTCGATTCGTCTCACCGTGAATACGATAACAATGGCTTTCTGCACGTCAGGGCGTGCAATCTGACGCGAGAGCAAGTTGCGCCGTATTACGGTCGAGAGATTCCGAACTATGAACAAGCAGGTTTCGACCCCGATACGGTTTATTACGGCTATCGGAGCGCAGAAGAGTTATCTCGCCCCGAAACCGTAAAAAGCATTAATGGGATTCCGATTCAGCTCCGTCACCATCTAGATTACCCGGACGCTCCGGCAAAGGAAACACGAGTAGGACAGACGGGAACGGACGGGGTGTGGCAAGCACCCTTTTTAAAGAACTCACTGCACATTCTTGACAAAGCGGGAATTGACGCTGTCAACGGTGATTGCCGGGAGTTGTCTCTTGCCTATGCGTACCGCCCCGAATTCATAAGTGGCGAGACGGCAGACGGCACACATTACGATTTTGTGATGCGTGATATTTTGGCGCAACATCTCGCGCTCGTTGAATCCGGACGGGCAGGGCGAGAAGTTGTTGTTTGTGATTCTTCATTAAAGGAAAACGAAATGCCTATTGATGAAAAAAAGCCCGATGACGGAACGCTCGAAGAGAAAAAAGAACTCGAAGGCGGGAAGGCTGACGGCGCTCTGGACTGTCCCGTACCAGACCGCAGAAACCGAAACGAACACCACCGGAGAATAACTATGGCTTTTCCGAAACTTTTACAACGACTTTTCCAGAACAACGGGGCGGGTGACAAACTGAATCAGGACATCATCCCCGACATCCCGTATTCCAAAGTCACCGACGCGCCTTCCGTTGATTCTGCTCTCTCGTCTACGAGCGAGAACCCTGTCCAGAACAAAGTTATCAACTCCGCCCTTGATGGGAAATTGAGTGCAAGCGGCGGTACAGTTAACGGCTCGATAACAGTCGATGGTGGGAATTACCGCGGGTTAGTAAGGGGTGCCGGGACGAAAAATTTCGAAATCCGAGGCGCCGATAATGACGGATGTCTTAGCTTCTGGCCTGGGGAGGACGGCACTTATGCCGCTAAGAAATCTGCGTCGCTTTTTCTAACTAGTACAGACTGCACCGGCAAAACAATCGCAGCCGGGACGTTCGCTTTAAGCGCTATGGATGCCACCACAGGGGCAAAGTCGCTTGTAGGCTCACCCGACGGCTCATTGACGTGGTGCGGAAAGAGTCTCACAGGAGGGCTAACCGTCGTCGCCGAGTCCTACAGCGCTAACAGCTGGTACCGCAAATACTCCGACGGATGGATTGAGCAGGGAGGGAAGGCTTCCTTTTCTTCACGAGAGACCCTTGTAATAACGTTACCACTTGCATTCAGCAACACAAACTACACGCCTATTTTCAGTACGAACGCCAGCGGCACTTCTTGGCTTGCAGCCATATACACAACGTTTTTTTCTCTCGACTCCAACAGCACCGAAGCAGACGCTTGGTGGTATGCCTGTGGCAAGTAGTTCTTTGCCGACAACAACGTAGTAGACAGTGGCGCCAAGAGAGTCCTGAATGTTGTTCGACGTAAGCCGTAATGACATTCCCGTTGAAGCCGCCTCGATTACCGCGGTGGCTGTATAGGAGAGTCCGGAGTTTTCATTCTCATACGAGGATTTCAAGGAAAGTCGCCCGGTTCTCACGCCGGAATGGGCGACCATCTCAAGAGTAACTATCACAGGCGTTGCGGAAAACGCAACAGGGAAAGTGGTTGTTGCTTTGGGGGCTTCCCTCTTAGCAGTTCCCGTGAATAGTCCCCCTTGCTCAATCCATCCGTCGCTGTATTTGCGGTACCAGGAGCAGGGAGCGAAGCCCCTTCCGAGGGGCTTTTTTGTGCGCTAAAACTGTTGGACTTATCACCACGATTCACTATTACCCCTCTTTTGAGGGGCTTTTCTTTTATAGAGCATCGCAATGGATTGGGATTTCATAACCGAATTGATTCCGAATTTTTTAGAGCGCGTTGTTCTTGGTATCGGCGCTTGTATCGGCTACGTATGGGCGCTCGCGTTCGACAATGTGCATTTAGCCATGCAATGGTTTCTCGTTCTGATGGTCAGCGACTATATCTCAGGCGTGTATCAAGCTCTGTGGCTCGGCGAGTATGACAGCAAGAAAGGCGCAAACGGGCTGATAAAAAAATTCATCATCCTTTGGCTCTGCGCTCTCGCACGTGGTCTTGACGTCATCATCGGCATCACGATTATCCAACAGGTTTTTATTGGTGCGTTCGGGCTAAACGAAATGATGTCAATCATTGAAAACGTCGGGCGCGTACATCCCGGCCTAGTGCCGAAACAGGTTCAATATTTTTTAGAACGACTTAAGAACAGGACAACATTCAGATGACGTATTCTCCATTTTCTTCTTACGACCCCGCAATCGCGCTCGACTTCATCCGAAACGAGGAAGGTTACAAACTCAAAGCGTATTTGTGTCCTGCGGGCAAATGGACAATCGGCTACGGCCACACGGCAGGCGTTACGGAAGGCATGACGATTAGCCAAGCGCAC